TCATTCCATTTCGAGATCGTCAATTTTTACCTCAAATTCAATGCTGGTTGTGAAACCACTGTCAGCGCTGACCGTGTGCGTGAGCGTGGTGATCGTCCATTCAGCTTCATCAATGGGCTGCTTAAAGCCGCTCATCTTCACGGGCATTTCCGTATAGAGATCGGCCCGGCCTTCCGCCAGTTGCAGGGAGAAAGACGCAACACCACGCTGCAAACGCTCCCATTGCATTTTGGCGGCCCGTTCAGCATTGGCCCGGTTAGCATAGGTCCGGTTGAGTACCAGCACGTTTTCATCCGTGCCGACCAGATAATCTCCCTGCTTTGCCTCCGGCTCTTTTGCTGTCGTGGTTTTCTTCCGGCGCTTAACGCTTGTCGTTTCCTTCTTTGTTGGCTCCCGCGTATGCAGCCAACTGGCAATCACGCCCGTATAGGCACCACGATCTGCCAGGCTGAAACGGTGGCTGTCTCCAGCCTTGCGGGTGATAGTGATTACCGGCAATGGCTTTCCGCTGGCAGTTCTGCCCTGCCCCTGGCGGATAAACAGCAGATGCCCGTCTTTTACAGAGGCAATGGCCCCAAACTGCCGCGCCAGCTTCATCAGGAAACTCGCGTCGCTCTCGTTGGTCTGGTCCAGGTGATCCAGAGACTTATCGGTCAGGTCATTGCCCAGGGCCATTGTCAGGTTGTGCCGGGCGGCGATTTCCTTTACCACCTCCCCCACCGTTGTCTGATGCCATGATTTTTCGCGCCGTGTATTGAGGGTTTCACGGAAATCTGCGCTACGCGCCCGGATGGTCAGCCGGTCAGGGGCACCGCTGTGTTCAATTTCATCCACAGTAAAAGCCCCTTTAGGGAAAAGCGGCTGGCCTTTCCAGCCCAGCGCCAGCTGAATCACTGCCCCACGTCGCGGCAGGGCGATCAGCCCGTCGGCGTCGTCCAGCTCCAGATCAAGCTGGTCCGCTTCAAAGCCCCGGTTATCCGTCAGCGTCAGACTCATCAGGCGGGTATCCAGCACGCTCGTCACGTCCTTACCTTCAATGACGATACTGAAAGCCGGGCTTTTACTGTTCAGATTCAGAAGATCAGATTTAACGTTCACTGCAGCAATCCTCCTACCGTGTTCTTAATCCCCCCAATCGCAGAGGCAGCAGAGTCCTGCAGGTTGCTGAGCTGGTCACTCAGGCTCCCGAACATGTCAGACAGCGATTCATCAACCCGTTTGAGGGTGATCGTAAACTCAATGCGCCTAGGCATTCCACTGGCAAAAAACTCCGTCTTTGTCTGGCTCAGACTTTCAATAACAAACATGCCGTAAATGGTTCCGCTGCCTTCAATCAAAGGCCAGGCTTTGCCCTGCTCTGCCATCAACTCCAGCGCCAGTAATGACAGCCTGCCTCCAGTCACTTCCGGCAGCAGAACCCCGGACAGTGTCAGTGAATCATTATCCGGGCCAAGAAACTGCGTTGACGGGCGGCGGTTCACCCGGCTGTTGGCTGCATGTCGCCAGCTACGCTGATACTGCAGCTCCTGATAAGGGACAGTGCGCAACATAAATACATATAAACCCAGCACCATCATCATGATTCATATCCCCCCTGATCGCTGAAATTGCTGCGCGCTTTTGCCCTGGTCTTGCGCTCGCGTTCGTCAAGCTGTCGGGCAACTTCACGGGCAATATCATGTGCACTCTGCCCTGGCTGAGCATAGATAGTGATCGGCGCGTGAGTTTCAAAGTGCATCACTGGCGGCGCGCTGGCAGATTTCGCAGGCTGGCTTTGTTTATATGCCACAGTAGGCAGACTGTAAGGATGTAGTGGAGCAGCCTCTGCAGGCGCTGCCGCTACGCCCATGACACCTGCAACGACGGAAGCCAGCGCGGCAGTGCGCCGCCTGCTGGTCACATTTGCGGGACCGTTCACAATTTCGGGGCCGTTCTCCCCAACGATGCCAAACTGACCACGCGGGATCGTGCCGCCATTGTCATACATTCCGGCAAACGGAACTGCAGCAGTCGCTGCTCCACCAACCACCTGCACCTGTGCTTTGCCTTGCGTTTTATCATTTCCGATCATCCAGTCAGGTAGATAATCGGTGACTGAGGAAAGCTTGCTTTTAAGAGTCTCCCATTTGGCATTAATTCCATTAAGAATACTGTCAATAATGGCGCTGCCCATGTCCTGAAACTTCGCAGGAAGCGCGGAAACATCAGACAGGATCGAATTCCATTTATCACTAATAGATTGTCTGATATTGGCCCACGCTTCAGAAACGCCAGTTTTTATTGCATCCCAATTTTTAGCTATTAATCCCGGCAAGGTATAATTAAAGAACAGTGACTTAATCCCCTCCCATGCGGCGCTGGCCTTCTCTTTAATCCAATCCCATGCCGTACTTGTGGCATTACATACGGCATCCCACATTGCCTTGAATTTTGGCCCAAGCGTGTCCCAGTTCTGCCAGATATAAATAGCACCAGCGGCGATCAGCCCAATGACAGCCAGTATAGGATTTGCAAACATCAATCGGCCCAGCCATATAACTGACTTGCCAACAGAACTGATTGCTTTCCCAATAAGACCAAATGCAGATGAAAATTTTAGCCCCATCACCCCTGCGCTCATTCGCACTACTGCCATCGGCCCTAACACAGACGCCAGCGCCAGTGAAACAACCCCAGCGGCGGTGGCAACAATGGCAAAGCCAGCTGCCAGCTTAAACAGCGCTGAGGTCAATTGTGGGTGTCGTTTAACAAAACCATCCAGACGCGAAGCCAGTTCACCCAACCAGTCAGCCAGCTTCTTTAATGTTGGGGCAACTGTTTCACCGATACTAGCCATAGCATTGGTAAAGGAACCTGTAGCGGCTTCCCATTTATTACCCAGGGTATTCAGGGACGCATCGACGCGTTCCCGCAGTGAAGCCTGATTTTCAAGTTTGGCGGCAGTTTCACGATAGCCATTAATACCTTTTTCAATCATGGTGTTAAGGACTTTCATGACTTCCGCATCATTACCGAACAGATCCTTAATCGTTGCCATCCGGGTTTCATCGTTGAGCTTACTAAGCTTTTCCAGCTGGGCGTACATATTTTCCAGCCCGCCGAATCCACCTTTACCATTGGAAAAATTGAAGTTGATACCGGTGCCTTTCAGATCGTCGTTGACTGACTGAATATTTTTTGAATCCAGCGCTGCCTGGAAAATTTTTCGGTAAGCATTACCTGCAGACTCACCAGCCATCCCGCTCTGATCAGCCATCACCAGCAACGGAGCAAAAGTTTTAGCTGCTTCAATCCCTTTTTGATTAATAATGCTCATGGCGCTGCTGATATTAGAAAATCCCTGCAGCATATTCCCTGAGTCAACACCGGCATAAAAACCCTTCTGGATCAGATCCATCAGGCTCATCATGTCTTTTTCTGAGGTCTGTGTTGCATCCTGCAATTTTGCGGCAAACTCAGCCGCAGCAGTGGGAGCCATCTGCAACTGCACCCCCAGATAAGCCGCCGATTCCCCCAGCCCGCCAAGAATGACCTGTGCTGACATCCCCTGACGACGCAGCATTGTCATCATGTTCTGGAAATCTGCAGTGGTTCCCGGCAGCCTGTCTCCAAGCGCTACCGCCAGCTGGTTAATTTTCTCAAATTCAGGTGCGACCTTTCCGCCCGGCCCCATCATTGAACCGGCGAGCTGATTAGCGGCATTTTCAGATTCAGAATAGGCTTTTACTGGAGCCAACAACGTCATGCCAGTAGCTACCCCAGCCGCCATCTCCCCTGCACCATTACCTGCCAGAGAGTTCCTTAACTCACGGGTCTTTTCAGCCTTGGCTTTGATAGCGTTGAGCTTTCGCTGACGCTCGCCAACCTCGCGCAGCCTGCGCTCCTGCTCTGCCAGCTTCTGGTTATACTTCTCAGTTTCACGGGTAATTCTGGCGGTTTCCCGCGCTCCGCCCCCAGCAGATAACCCCAGCCTGTAAAGCTCCCCCCTGACTGCAGATAGCTGGTTTGTTTCCTGTTTCTGCTTTTGCTCAAGACGTGCAACAGCACGCCACTGAGCTTCAAGCGCCTGAGTTTGTTTTTTTGTTGGGGATTCCAAAGATGACATTTCGCGCGTCATCATCTGCGCGCGCAGTCTCGTCTGATCCAGCTCTGCACCTGTACGGCGCACGCTTTGCGATAGCTGGTCGAAGGATTTTAACTGGCCTCCCGCATCGCTCAGTTGCTTAAGCTGGTCGCGGGTCTGCCGGATTGCCGCTGCCAGCTCTTTTGAGCCAGCCTGGGCATTTTTAAAAGGGCGGGTTAACTTGTCAACCGCCCCCAAAACCACCTGCAGACGCAGGTTATTATCACTCATCGCTGGCCCCGCTTCGCTGAATTGCCTTATGCCGCCATTCCAGCACCTCAGTCAGCGGCATAACGTCAGTGATGGACGGCGACCAGTGAAAGATGGTGGCAATATCTGCCACCAGATCATCAACCGTCAGGTTGTCGGCAAATCGGCAAGCACCGACTTCGGCAACAAAAAAGTCACCACCTCTACAGCCATTGCTGTCAGATCGGCGGGGTCCAGCTCTGCCATTTCCTGCGCGGTCAGCGTCGGAGTGGAGATTCGCGGGATCACAGTCATCATCGCGCCCACGTCCATATCCATAATGGCCTGCAGACGGGTGCCACGCAGTGCGCCGGACTGCGGCTTGCGCAGCACAATTTCGGTAATTTCAGTTTTACCGCGCATGATGGGGGTATCCAGTTTTACGGTCTTTTCAGTCAGCTTGTCGCTCATGTTCGTATCCTGTTAATGAAATACTGGCGCGGCTGCCCGCGCCGTTAAGGTTAATCAGAGGCCGAGGGCATTACGGTGTTCTTCCATCAGGTCCACGCCGTCAACGATTTCAACCATGTTGACCAGATCGACCTCATAGAGCACCTCACCGTTAATGGTCAGCTTCGCGTAGCTGTTGGTACTGCTGACCTTGGTGGTGCTGCTCTCGCCGGTTTTCCACTCGCCGGAATCCACTTCTTTATGACGCCCGCGCACAACCAGCTCAACGGCCTGCACTTCGCCGGTATCGTCACGCTGAATGGAACCGGTGAAACGCAGCTGGATGCTGTCAACGGTTGCCTTGCCCATCTGCTTGAATAACAGCAGTTCGGTGCCGCCGATTGAAAATTCCGTGTCCAGTGCGCCGTCATCCAGCCCCATGTCCACGTCCACCGCGCCCGGCATACCGCCGCCGCGATACTTCTCAAACTTGCGGGTGAATTTCGGCAGGGTCAGAGACTCAACGATCCCCTGCCAGTTGTTCCCGTCGTTGAACAGGTTCAGGTGTTTTAACTTGCGTGGTAAAGCCATGGTGTCCCCTTACGCGCTGACCTGGCTGGAGAAATCCAGCAGGTACTGATCGGTGATGCGCTGGCGCAGCATCAGGTTTTCAAGCGGCGGCACCGGCGTGTAGTCGTAGTCGATAGTGAGTTTCCCGGCTTTCAGGGAGTCCTTATCGTTAACTGACTCATCCAGCCAGCAGTCAGCGCCGATGATGTAGCCCTGCGTTTTCAGGCTGCGCAGCTTGGCGCGGATACCTTCGATAATGTCACGGGCCAGAGACGGGTTAAGCACGCCATCCACCGCCCACATGTGCGCTTCTGCGATGGTGTCAGCCAGCACCTGCGCCGTGCGGGTGTAGTTCTCAAAAGCAAACAGCGGATCGTCACTGAGGCAGCGGGAACCCCAGAAGCGGAAGCCATCTTTGCGGATAAGCGTCGTGACGTCGTTCTGGTTCAGCAGCCCCGCATCGGTTGCCGGGTCCTGCAGATCCCAGAACACATCAGCAGAAATACCGGTAACGCCGTTCACGCCCACATTGGACAGGGTTTTGTGCCAGCCGGTCTGCTCGTCAATTTTGGCGCGCAGGCCGAGCGCACGGGCGGAGGCGTAAGCCTTCGCATCTGCATTCAGCACGGTGTCAAAGCTGATGAAGTCGGGCCAGATCAGCATCCCCTCGCGCTGGCTGAAATTAGCGCGGTAGGCAATGGCTTCCGCCACCGTTTTACAGCCGTAGGCGGACAGGTAGGCAAACCCGCGCAGACTCTGCGCCACGCTCAGCAGCTCAGTGGCAACCGCCTGTGTGTCATGCCCCGGCACACCGAGAATACGCGGCTTAACACCCAGCTGCGACTGCGCCGAAAGCAGCGCTTTCATGCCCGTTTTTTTTTACCGTCAGCAGTCACGCCGCCGATAATGTTGGAGGTGGTTTCCGCTTCGGTTTCGCCCTGCGCCACGCGCACAACGACGGTCACGGGTTTAGCCTGGTCTGCAATCGCATCCAGCGAACGGGCAAGCGTGCCGGACTCGCCCGCCTTACCGCTGGCGGTCAGCACGTCAGTCAGCAGGACCGGTTTATTGAGGGGAAACATGGACGCATCAGCATCATCGCCGGTGCAGACCATGCCCACGATGGCGGTGCTCACCGTGGTAATGGATCGGGTGCCCTCGTTGACTTCAACAACGCGCACCCCGTGGTGGTAATCCTGAGCCATAAGGCAGTCTCTCCGGTTTACAGGGGGTGTGCCTATGTTCTGGTTGATATGCGCGCGGCGCACGCGCCGGGCTATGTGTGGGGAATGGCACAATGGAAGGGGTAAAAAAATCCCCGCAGGCGCGGGGAAGTATTTATTTCTTTGGTGGCTCAGGCCAGATTATATTCTGGATATCACTCGTGTCGATTCGCATCAATAAAACCCTGTAACGCCGCCATGCAGTTAAATCAGACATCTCCTCATCTGTTGCAATTCCAGCGTCAACAGCATCCTGACGCCACGCTATTTCGTTATCTGCAACAGTCCGCAAATACGTTTGTTGAGCAACAATAATCGCCGCTGACTCATCCGCCGTTGGCTCAGGTTCATCCATTAGTACAGGTAAACCAGAACCGTCTGACATGATGCGTTTCCCCATTTCCTGCCCGGCAATTAATTCCAGATATTTTTCATCACTTATTTCAACAGCGAATGCCGGGATACAAGATGTAATTTCAGAGTCATAAAGCCCGACCGGATCAGATGTAAAATATTTCATTCTAATTTCCCCCTTACCATCCAATTGCTACCCAACACCATCTGGCAGGAATAGCCTCAGTACCCGAATTGGTATATTGACCATTCCATTTAGCCGACGAGTTTGTTGGCACATCAAATCGAACATTTGATAAGTCATTTGGAGCAGCAGCCAGATCATGAGCCAGAACAGCAACACAGGCTGATGGGAAAGCAGATGGAAAGGTAATAACTCCACTTGATCCTGTGCTGGTCACTTGTGAGGCATGAATAATTAACTCCTTTTGCGCCCCCGCCATAACGGCGGGTATTTTTGCAGTCAGAGTGAGGCCATTCACTACAAGCGCTGCAGCCGGAAGTTTTGCAGCCTCCCCCAGACCAAGATATGAAAGCAAACCAGCCACATTTTTCCCACTGAGATCTGTCAGCGTACTGTCCAGCGGTTGCTTACCTGCCAGTGCATTCGTCATGGTGGTAGCGAAGTTGGGATCGTTGCCCAGCGCTGCCGCCAGTTCATTCAGCGTATCCAGCGCCGCCGGGGATGATGCAACCAGTGCCGCAATAGCTGATTTTACAAAAGCAGTAGTAGCAACCTGGGTGTTGTTCACCGTCTGCGCTGCAGTGGGAGCTGTTGGCGTTCCGGTCAGCGCCGGACTTGCAAGCGGAGCTTTCAGCGCCAGTGCGTTATTTATCGCAGTGACCACCGCCTGCACAAACGCGGTGCTGGCAATCTGTGTGGTATTGGTCCCTGCCGGTGCGGTTGGCGCTTTCGGCGTTCCCGTCAATACTGGACTTTCTTTTGGCGCATACTGAGTGTGAGGATCTGCAGCAGCAAGGTGTTTAGCCATCAGGTCATCCACATACACCTTAAGCTCCAGCACCTTGTCATCCACATACTTGCGGGTTGCCAGCACCACTGCCGGGTCAATTTTGAGGGTGATATTGTCGGTGCTGCTGGTAATCATCACCATGCGCACGGTCTGCGTGCGTCCGCTCCCCTCAGCCAGTTGCGGCTTGTAGCTCTCCGGGCAGTTACCCACGGCAATCAGTGCGCCGGTTTCGTCGAACAAACCAACCTCACGAATCCACCAACCGCCCTCGGTTTCGGGGATCACCTGTTCAGCAATAATCTGGCTGCTGTTCTGCGGATCGATATACAGCATATTCAATGCCGCACGGCGCTTTTCAGCAACCAGCGCTGTCTGCTGTGCGCTTGGAGTCGGCAGTACGCCGCCGCCGTCGCCCACAGCCATCTGGGTAATTTTCAGCGGGACACCGAGCGCGGCGGCGCTTGCCAGTTTCGCCGCGCCGATATCCGTCAGCAGGGTATAAAATTTTGCGCTCATGGATTCACTCTCATTGTGTCAATAACATGGACCGCTCCGCCCTCATAAGCGGTGCCACCGGAAATAATGGTTTCGTTGATATACGGGTAGATCGTGATTTCTTCGCCGCTGTAGGTGGCTGCGCCCACAAAATAGGGGCCACTGGTCTGCAGGTTAATGGACATGCCGATCAGATGGCGGCTGCACGGTTTGGCGTCACCGATCAGGCGCTCCAGTTCCAGATAGGTTTCTTCCGTGATGCCCTGGTCCTGCACACCAATGTCCAGGCGAAACGTCCCCGGCGTCTCGCCGGTCTGCCACCACTCAATGATGCGGATCAGGAAGCCGAACGGCTCCACCACGCGCCGCACGGCGCTGGTTGTCCCTTTGTGCTGATGGATGTAGAAGGCATCCAGCACCACGCGGCGCTTGACGCTCTCCGTCCAGCTTTCGTCCCAGCGGTCAACGGAAAATGCCCACGCCAGATACGGCAGAAAGCTGACCGGACACGTTGCCGGGTTCCACAAGTCGCGCAGCGGCACCTGCAGATCGGAAATGCCGCTGCAGGTCTGCGCCAGTCGGCGCTCAAGCGGCGATGAACCGGGCGGCAGCAGGCTATTCATCCGTGCCCCCGTTGGTTACGCTCCATTCCGTACAGGATGCCGCCTGCGTCTTATCCAGCACCACATCATCCAGCGGGGAGGCCAGCTCCACACGCTGGACACCCTCAACGTGCAGCGCGGCATAAATGGCGCTGCGACGGATATCACGGCCCAGCCGCGTCTGGCTGGCGATGTACTTCTGCAGGCTGGCTTTTGCCGCCGCCATCACCGGCTCAGCTTCCGGCCCCGGATAAAGAAAGATCGTCGCATCCACGCTGTACGGGATTATTTCGGCGCTGCGCACCGTCAGGCGGTCTGCCACCGGGCGCACGTTCTCACTGTTAAGCGCCTGCTCCACCACCGCCAGCAGATCAGCCTCTGCCGTACCGTCACCCTCACGGCTCAGTACGGTAAGCACCACCTCCGCCGGTGCCGGGCTGGTTGCGCTGGCATCCGCCACGCGCCCGTCCGCGCTTTTGGCGTGAAACTCATAGGCCGCCGTCGGTCCTGCAACGGACAATCCTTCAAACGCAGCCGGAACACGCAGGCGCAGTGCCTCATCACTTTCCATTACTGCCGCGACCGGCGGCACCGCGTCGTTGTCGGCAGGCGTTACCGTCAGGCGTTTCACGTTGTAGTTGGCTGCCAGCTGATCGAGATCGCCGCCGATGGCATACGCCACCATGACCGCCTGCGCAGCCTCGTTAATACGCTGGCGCAAAAGGATTTCACGGTAGGTGCTTTCCTGCAGCAGCTTGGTGACGGGTTCAGATTCCAGCACCAGCGTGCGCCGCACCGCGTCCTGCTCATCCGCCGGATAAAGGGCCACAAATGCGGCCTTGCGCTCAGCCAGCAGCGTCTCAAAATCCGGCACGTCCACTATCTGCGGCGCGGGCAACTGGGAAAGGTCAATCACTGCCATTGTCTGCTCCTGTTGATACGGAAAGGGAAACCGGCGCGCCGTTATTGCGCTGCCCGGTAAGCTCAACCACCATGGAGCCGTCAAAATTGCTGCTGATGGTGATGGAATCCAGCGTAAGCCGTGGCTCCCAGCGACTCAGCGCCACATAGACCGCAGACATGACCTGCAGGCGTAGCGCCGGGTTCTGCGGCTGGTCAATCAGGGCGGATAGCAGGGAACCATATTCCCGGCGGGCGATCCGGCTGCCTTGGGGAGTCAGCAGAATATCCCGCACTGACTGGCGCAGATGGTCAGTATCAGTAATGGCCTTGCCGTTGCCCTGGCTCATGCCGATATACAGCGTCATACCGGTCCTCCTGACGTATCGCCGCCGGACTTAACGCCGGTGTGACCGTGTTTATCCACCACGATCCCGTTGGAACTCATCGCGCCGCCGCCCTGGGTGACGCCGCCATTGATCACCATCTCGCTGTTAATGCGCGTGGTGTCAGCCTCCACCACAAACTCACCGGTTTTGAGAGTGATATTGTCCGCCGCCTCGATCACCATGGATTTGATACCCCGGACATGCCACCGCCCGGTGGCGGGTTCATACTCAAACCAGCCTCCGTCCGGGTACTCCGTCACGCAACCATCCACGGAGTCCGACGGCGGCGCAAACTGATTGGAATAGATGGCAGGCAACGCAAAAGCAGTTTCCAGATTGCCGCCCATGCTCAGCACCACCACCTGCTCATCCGGCGACGGGCACCACCATGTACGGGCACCACCGGCACGCAGCGTCAGCCAATTAATCCAGTTGGTTTCAAGCTCGCCCACTCTCACCCGGCACAGCCAGTTTTCCCGGTCCACTTCGGTCACGGTGCCGGTGCGGATCAGGTTGGTGATAAGGCGCATTATTTCGGTCAGTTGTGCATTCATAACGAAAGGTTGCCATCAGAGGGAAAAGGGAGGCAGCGCGGGCGCTTGTGCCAGCGGTGGCACAAAGATCACCCCGCCAGCCAGCGCAGCAGAGTGTCACGGGTGATGGTTTCCACCTCATCATTCACGCCCAAAAGGCGGCGCTCTGCGTAGCGGACCTCCGGGCCTTTTCGGCTGACGCGATCCCGCAGGCCGTAATGGTGAACACGGGCAATGCGCTGCACCTTGCCATCAAACTGCACGCTGGCGGAGTCCGCACTGGCGGCTGTTTTCAGGTATTTTGTGGTGCGAAGCTTTGAAAACATCTGGCGTTTGATGCGCCCCTTCTTGCTGCGGGCTGTCACCCGGCGCGGCTCATAACCGCTGCCGTCAGGATTACGCTGCAGCCTGATGTTCTGCTGCTGTGTCCGGCGCAGCTGTTGCGCCAGTTGCCGCATCATACGGCTGCGTGCAGCAGGCTCCAGATTTGCCAGCATCGCCGTCAGCCAGTCATCCACCCTCTGCAGCTCATCCACGTTTCACCGTCCACATTTCTTCGGGTTCGTCCGGCTCCGGCACCGCTTCAACGCTCGACACGCTGCCGTCAGTGCTGACCAGCACGCGCTCCGTCAGTTGCAGGTTCAGGCTGACACCCGGCTGATAGCCCAGCGGGCATCACGCCACAGATCGCCGCTGGCCTCCGCCAGCTCCTCCCCTCGCTTCACACCTGACGCCGTGGCGTCATAGTCCTGATAACGCTCATTGAGCACAGCGCGCGCCCAGCAAAAAACAGCGTTGTGGTAGTGCTGGATACGCTCGCTTTTGCCGTCCAGCATTTCTGCGGGAACCTCAGCAAGTGTCCGCCAGCCCAGCATCTGCTGACGGTTGCGGAAGTCGAACAGCTCAGCGTTAACCTCAGAAATTGCCGTCAGCACGACCTGCTTTAAACGCGGCTGCGTCACCGTGCCGTCAGTACGCATCACACTGCGAAATTCCGACAGGTCCACATCAGGCCAGAACGGCGTATTTTTGATGACCTCCGCCTGTTCCGGTGCCTGTTCGGGCGCAACAAACTTCATGCGGCTTTCTCCTGAATAAGTGGGCGGTGGACGGGGTTTTGATGTGGCAGTGCCTTTCGCCACCCCGTGCCGCCCGTGCGCGGGGCACGTTCTTTAGCGGCTGTCATTGCGCAGTCTGCGCTCCAGCTGCTGCTTTTCTTTTTTAATGCCACAGCGGGGATCGAGCTGCAGCGCATGGGTAAGGTGATTCAGAGCAGATGCCGGATTGCTTTCGCTCAGTACAGCGCCGATGGCTTTATGCAGACGCGCCCGCGACTGGTCCGGCATATCCAGATCGGTTGTCAGGTCCAGCGTCTGCAAAAGCAGATCGGCATCAAAACCGGCTGCGGCTAGCAGAGCGCTTTGCGCCGCGTCTGCCATTTCTTCTGCCAGCACGGTCTGCACGTTACGGTTGCCCAGCGGCATCACCCAGCCATGGCGCAGCGCATGACGCCCGATTTCCAGCGCACCGGCATAATCACCGGCGTCGATACGCCACAGCATCACGTACATCAGCACGTCATCCTGCTGCGTACCTCCGGCAGCCAGCACGCCCTCCGCCCAGGCGGAATATTTGGGCAGCAGTTCCACCTTGATTTCCGCCTTTTTCACCGTGGACTGGACGCCCTTGAGGCGGCGGCGGTCTTCTGCCAGCTGCAGCAGCATCAGGTCATAGCCCGACGCATGGCGAACACTGCCGCCCTCACGGGCGGCCTGTTCGGCCTGAATGCGCAGGCGGTGCTGCCGTGCGGGACTCAGGCTCATGTGTTATTCCCCACCTTCCGGTGCGGCAGGCGTGCTGAAATCACCGATTTCAATGTTTTCAACCAGCGCCGCACAGCGGTAGTCCTCGACCACATACGCCTCGTTGACGGATTCAAAGTTTTCAATCCGGTCACGTTTCGGGTTGTCGATAACAGAACGGCGGCGGGTATCTTCCTGCCAGTAGATGGACAGGTTATCCAGACGGGTGATCAGCAGGGCATTTGCCGGGAAATAAGGCGCGCGCACAGCCTGCAGGCCGCCCATACGTTTCTGGCTGATGATCAGATCGGCGGCGATTTTCTCGCTGTTGTCCTGCTCTTTGTTGACCAGCGGGAAATACTTGTCAGACAGCAGTTCACGTCCGCAGACGACAACCAGATCGTCATCATCCTGATAAACCGCGTCGATCAGCTCGTTGACGGCATCCATCACCACGGCGTCCAGGTTGGCATAGTCGCCGCCCTTGCCCACCTTGACCACGCCTGCAGTCGTTGCACCGTCTTTCGTGGTGCTGCCCATGACGTGATCCGGTGCATCTTCGCGGATTTTCTGCAGCCAGCCTTTATTGACGTCCTGCAGCAGCGGGTTTTCAGCACGATTGGACGTTTTGGCGCGCTTCACGCCGTTAAAGCCGATCATGATGCGGTCCAGCGCCTGACGCTTGACGATGGCGTTGCGGATACGCACCTGGAAGTCCTGGAATTTCGCCCACAGGTCCAGTTTTGCGTAGGTCAGCACCGTATCAAAGTTGGTCTGCTCGCATTTGTATTCCACGTCTTCCATCAGCGTCGGATCGGTAGGCTCGCGCTCTTTGGTGGTGGTATCGGTGGTTCCGGCAATGGTGCTGCCCACGCCCAGCCCCAGCAACTGCCCGGATTGCTCAGTGACTGGCGTGATGTTAATCAGCGTAAGGAAAGCGGCGGACTGCTGGATCTGGTCTTCCAGCGTCTGCTGCACGGACGGCTCCACGGTGAACTTGCTGGAGAGTTCTTCAATCTCCACACCGTTCAGGCGCGCCAGCTGCTGCAGGTAAGCGTTAAAGGCAAAGCGGGTTTTCTTTTTCATCGGGTTTTATGCTCCATCAGCAATTGGTCAGGGTGCCTGCCGGTGCGTCACCGCCCGGCGCGCGCTGGCGGTAGTCTTTACGGCTGTCTTCGCTGCTCAGCTTCTGCTCAAGCTCGGCAAAGGCGGTCTGCTGCTCCTGCAGGGAGGACTCCAGCTCAGAAAGGCGCTTGTCCTGTTCGGACAGGGATTTATCCGTGCGTTCGCTCAGGTTCTGCTGCTCGGTGGCGACCAGTTCCACGGCTTTATGCACATCGGAGAAACGCGCCTCATCGGTCTGCTCTTTTTTGGTGAACAGCGCGGTGACGCGGGCAAAGAGGGACGGCTTTTCGTCCTGGGCTTCTTCCAGTTCGATCAGCGTTTCCACCGCTTCCGAAAACAGGTTTTCAGGGTTCTGCTTACGGTTCGCCAGCGGGTTATGCGCGGCGCTGGCGCTGAATGCCAGCATTTCGGTGCCAAGGCTCGCAGGATCGTCTGTCGCACCCAGCCCCACAAGGTAGGCTTTGCCGGTGTCGGCAAACTTCGTGCTGACCTCCATGGAGGTGAAAAGCTTCTGGCCTTTTTTCACCAGTTCCACCAGGGCGTCAGTGGGTTCGATATCGGCATAAAGTGCCATCTTGCCCGCCAGCGGGCCGTCCTGGATTTCTTCTGCAACCAGCCCCGTCACCCTGCCATAGCGGTTAAAAGTGCTCTCCGGCAGATAAGACTTGATGTGCTCAAGGTTAATCAGCGCGGTATAGACCGTCGGGTTGTAGCTGGCAGCCATCTGTACCAGCCATTCACGCTGGATCTCGCGCCCGTCAGTGGTGGCACCTTCCACCCCGATACGGAAACGCTTTGCTTTCACTGTCATGAGCCATGCTCCGTTAGAAATAACTTACTGGAGCCTTATGTTTGCGGTGATGGGGGGAGTGAGACAACGCGCTGTATTTGTACGGTAAACCACACAAAACGCAGCCGGGGAAAGCCGCCATCCAAGGCCGTATGTTTGGGCCATGAACACGACACTGACCCCCGCAGACCTCGATCCCCGTCGGCAGGCCATGCTGCTGTACTTTCAGGGATACCGCGTAGCTCGCATTGCTGAAATGCTGGGCGAAAAAGTTGCAACCGTTCACAGCTGGAAAAAACGCGACAAGTGGGGCGACTATGGGCCGCTGGATCAAATGCAGCTCACAACCGCCGCACGTTACTGCCAGCTCATCATGAAGGAGCAGAAAGAAGGGAAAGACTTCAAGGAAATTGACCTGCTGGCACGCCAGTCAGAGCGCCATGCCCGGATCGGAAAATTTAACGATGGCGGGAACGAAGCTGATTTAAACCCGAAAGTTGCCAACCGTAACAAAGGCCCACGCCGTCAGCCTGAAAAGAACGTTTTCACCGACGAACAGATCGACAAGCTGGAAGAAGTCTTCCACGCCTCTATGTTCGACTATCAGCGTCACTGGTTTGAAGCCGGGAAAACAAACCGCATCCGTAATCTTCTCAAGTCGCGCCAGATTGGCGCCACGTTTTATTTTGCCCGTGAAGCATTGATTGACGCCCTGCTGACCGGGCGCAACCAAATTTTTCTTTCTGCCAGTAAGGCACAGGCGCACGTTTTTAAGCAGTACATCATCGACTTTGCCAAAGAAGTTGAGGTGGAGCTGAAAGGCGATCCCATGGTGTTACCCAATGGCGCAGCCTTGTACTTTCTCGGCACCAACGCCCGAACGGCGCAGAGCTACCACGGCAACCTGTATCTGGATGAATATTTCTGGATACCGAAATTCCAGGAGCTGCGCAAAGTTGCCTCCGGTATGGCCATTCACAAGAAATGGCGACAAACCTACTTTTCCACGCCGTCAAGCCTGACCCACAGCGCGTACCCGTTCTGGTCCGGTGCGCTGTTTAACCGGGGCCGCGCCAAAGCGGACAAGGTGGATATTGACCTGACCCACAGCAACCTTGCGCGCGGCCTGCTCTGTCCGGACGGACAGTACCGCCAGATCGTCACCGTGGAGGATGCGGTGCGAGGCGGCTGTAACCTGTTCGACCTCGACCAGCTGCGCATGGAGTACAGCCCGGACGAATACCAGAACCTGCTGATGTGTGAATTTATTGACGATCTGGCGTCAGTATTCCCGCTCAGCGAGCTGCAGGCGTGCATGGTGGATAGCTGGGAAGTCTGGACCGATTTTCAGGCGCTGGCGCTTCGCCCGTTTGGCTGGCGGGAAGTCTGGATCGGTTACGACCCGGCGAAAGGTACACAGAACGGTGACAGCGCCGGGTGCGTGGTTATGGCCCCGCCAACGGTCCCGGGCGGCAAGTTCCGCATTCTGGAGCGTCACCAGTGGCGCGGGATGGACTTCCGCGCCCAAGCAGACGCCATCAAGCATCTTACCCAGCAGTACAACGTGACTTACATCGGCATCGACTCAACGGGTGTAGGTCACGGCGTTTATGAGAACGTGAAAGCGTTCTTCCCTGCCGTGCGGGAGTTTGTCTACAACCCCAACGTCAAAAATGCCCTGGTGCTCAAGGCGTACGACATTATCAGCCACCGCCGTCTGGAGTTCGACGCCGGGCATACTGACATTGCGCAGTCCTTTATGGCTATCCGCCGCGCCACTACCGCCAGCGGCAACCGTCCGACCTATGAAGCGAGCCGCAGCGAAGAAGCCAGCCACGCAGATTTGGCATGGGCAACGATGCACGCACTGTTTAACGAACCGCTGCAGGGCGAATCCGCCAATACCAGCAATATTGTGGAGATTTTTTGATGAGTGAACACGACACCCTGAGCAGCACCGCGCCAGTGCAGGAGGCCGAACAGCAGAAGAATACAACTCACGCCGAAGCGTTCAGCTTTGGCGATCCGATCCCGGTACTGGACCGCCGCGAACTGCTGGACTATGTGGAATGCGTACAGATGGACAGATGGTATGAACCACCGGTGAGTTTTGACGGGCTGGCACGGACCTATCGCGCCGCCGTGCATCACAGCTCACCGATTGCCGTTAAGCGTGACATTCTCAGCAGTACCTACATCCCGCACCGCCTGCTCAGCCAGCAGGCTTTTGCCCGTTTCGTCCAGGATTATCTGGTGTTCGGTAACGCCTATCTGGAAAAACGCACTAACCGGCTCGGCGGCGTTCTCTCACTTGAGCCTGCGCTGGCGAAGTACACACGGCGAGGCGTGGACCTCGACACCTACTGGTTTGTACAGTATGGACTGACCACACAGCCCTATGAATTTACGCAGGGCAACATCTTTCATCTGCTGGAGCCGGATATTAACCAGGAGATTTACGGGCTGCCCGGCTATCTCTCCGCCATCCCGTCAACCCTGCTCAACGAGTCCGCAACGCTGTTTCGCCGGAAGTATTACATCAACGGCAGCCATGCGGGTTTCATCATGTACATGACTGATGCAGCTCAGAATCAGGAAGATGTGAACAATATCCGCCAGGCCATGAAAAGCGCCAAAGGGCCGGGCAACTTCCGCAACCTGTTTATGTACTCGCCCAACGGCAAAAAGGACGGCATCCAGATCATTCCGTTGTCGGAGGTAGCGGCAAAGGATGAATTTCTGAATATAAAAAACGTTAGCCGGGATGACATGATGGCAGCACACCGAGTTCCGCCGCAGATGATGGGGATCATGCCGAGTAATGTAGGAGGGTTTGGGGATGTAGAGAAGGCCAGCCGCGTCTTTGTCCGCAACGAGCTGATACCTCTGCAGAAGCGACTGCAGGAACTTAACGACTGGCTGTGCGAAGAAGTGATCCGCTTTGAACCATATACTTTGGATGTAGATTGATTTTTAAACCATTTAAAATATCTAAAAGGCCTCTGTTGAGGCCCTTTCAAATTAGAATGCAGATTTGATTTTTTTCTCAAATGCCTCATAAACAGGTTGATTCATTTGAGCTGTTGCAGTTATAAGCTGCGAAAAATTGGAAATACAATCTTTTACTTTTGTAGGACTTTTCAATCCACCATCTACCAATGCTGGCAACAACTGATTACTTAAAGCCAGACACACATCCACAATAGGCTCCCAAATATTTTCAGCTTGAGAGGGAGATATTGCATTCCCAAAAGAAACCCTAAATAAATTAGGCACAGGACGACCTAAAAAATTTTCCAAGCATTCGGCGATAGCTGAGCAAAGCAAAGGTATTGAACCACGATGTCTGAGGTATCCTAACTGAGCGCTATCATTTTTTGAAAGACTATCTTTCTTTGTTAAAGCTATCTTCTTATTCTCAATGCACCTCATAAGAGAGTAAGCGCAAACAATATGTGAAGCTTTCGTGCTGTCATTAAAAATCTTAGAGTAATGAGAATCATTAGTCCAAATAGCAGAACGCTGATTATAAGCAACCGTTGGTTCACCATGAAAACTCATCAAAGCCTGTCCCACAGTATAAGATGGCAATAGATTGGGTTTTCGACGAATGACACTTTCTGCACCACCACGCCTTCCACCATCATATTCAGCGTCTGGAATAGAAGAAAATTCAGTTTTCAGACGTTTTTGTATCTTGTCTGTGCTTCTAAAATCAGAGGCCTCAACCTTATTCTGGCTATTGTTATATTGAATTATATTTTGTATTAAATCGGCATCAGCATCTTTAACTTTAATGAACCTAGCTTGAACTTTAACTGATTCTGGAGGCAATCGTTGCAGAGTTCCAAGAGCACCCGTGGTCTGTGCACCATTGACTATAGACATCCCTCTAACTTCAAGATTTTTTGTTGTCTCATCGAATTTATATTCATGAACCAATACCGTAACGCCATTATTATACGCCCAAAAATCCAAAGAGGAATTTTCCGCACTAGTGCGAATTCCATTATTGATATTTGAATCAGATGACCTTGAACCAAGATAGTCTCGTACGTTGGCTGAAAATATTTTTAGTTTATGTTTTCTGTACGCTCTAGCCAAGTCCCGGCCCTGAATGGTGGTACAGAACGCATTCCAATCCCCCCCATTAATTTCGTAGCCACCATCACTGACTTTGATATTGAAAACTTCATCAACTAGTATTGGGGACAGTGATTCACCATACCACTCGGCCAATTTTTCGGAACCAACTTCTACTGCATGGACTTGTACTTTAGAATCTTCAAAATCATGATTCAAAATTGTTGTTGCTGTTTGTTGTACTGTAATTAACTCTTGATTCACATTTACTGAAGATGGCAGGTTATGAACATACCAAACAAATAAGGTTTTAATTTTCCCTTGTCTAATCGACGCTCGAATCTGTTGAGCTGAAGATTTAATTCTATCTGGTACTTCTGACAAATCTCTTTGAAGAAGCCAAGCTAAAGCAATATTAAGATCACTCGCTTTATTAGCTGGAGCTTCTTGTCTTTCTTTGCTTGAGAAATAGCACTGAGCAAGTACAGCAAATTCTTCTTCTTCATTAATGTATACTAGATCACATTTCTTATCATCATGCCCATCTGTAATAGATTCAGCTGCAACGCTATCTATGTCATCGATTCGGAAATGTAATGCTAAAGCAAACAAAGCCAATCCATTATCACCATACGATTTCAAATCCTCTCTTGCAGTGTAAGCCTGGTTCCAAGTGCTCATTATCAATCCTTAGTAATGGAATTTCTTTTAAGACTATCCCTATAGATACACATTTTCAATTCCATTTATCCCTTCAGCGCGCGCTCGTATCCCCGCCACGCCTGCCCGCTTTACGTAATGGTTTTCATGCACCTGCCTGATATAAGCAAAAGCCCGCCAGAACTGGCGGGCTTGGACATAAACGATCCTCTAACGATCATTCATTTTCATGCAGCATAGTCATGCATTCAGCAGGTGCTTAAAATTTAATCGTCTAATTTTTTTACAATCTCAGCAATCCGAGCAACGGTCGCTTGCTTTTCAGTGTATTCCCGATACGAATTTTGAGCACTGTTGATTAAACCGTCATAGTAAACAACTCTGCCATTAACAGACTGTAACTGAAGGTTAGTGTATGAAGGATCGAAAGAATAATCTGAAGGTTCACGACCCAAAACAAAAATGACGTCTATTGATGGCGTTGATGATGGATCCATAGTTTTAGCGCATTTAATTACAGCTTGTCTGTATTTATTTCCTTGGGCTACCAACGTTGCAACAGAGGTCAAAACACTTGCTCTTTTAAGCTCAATGATAATATGCTTGCCTGCCGATGAACGATATTTTATATCGATACGTCCTTTTCGCTCATCATCAGTAAGCCCAGCATCAATTTTATCCCACTCTTGGTTAACTCTGGATTCCATAATTTGGGAACCATCAATTCTCTCCCAAGAAGGATCTAATAGCCAAAGGTGCTCAAAAAGATAACGTTGTAAAACCTTTTCCTTTTCATCGTTATCAACCAGCCCCTTGAAGCTTTGGATAACATCCACTCGACTTTTTGCTATTTCATAATATAGCGTAGCCTCTAGATCATCTTGCTTTTCTAGAAGCGGTAAAGGTTTTTCAGCATTAAATATAACTGCCTCGGCTAATTCCCGAGACATTTCTTTTATTCGTAAACGCTCAAACGCAAAGATAGCATGCTTGAATAACTCCTTTTTCTCTTGAGGCTTATCTTCTAAAGGTAAAGACTCAATCTGAGCAATCATTTTTTCCGCATATCCTTGTGAAGCTGGTTTTAATGAGCTAATCCACTCCACAAGAACAGGGTTTGACTCTTTTGCTTCCTTAGCACCTTGCATTTCACGTAAAGCGCTCCATTGACCTGCAACTTTTCGCAATGCAATTTTAACTAATGATTTAAGATATTGATATCTAGGATCATCCTCAACAACTCGTTGTCTATCGCTTGTTGCAATATCTTCATCTTCATCTGTATCTAAAAAATCCGCCTCAAGCTGACCAGTTAGATATTTTGTATATATACCGCCATCATTGATATCATCCAAAATATTTTCTTGGAACAGTCTTCCCCGAGACAAAACAACTATACTGTTAAGATTCCCTTCTGGGGTATTTAATTGACTAGGTTGTTTAATACTTCCAATCCATCCTTTGATGTTCCATTTTGGATCGAAAAGCGGACTCTCTACCAAAGCAGAGGAGATATCAGTTACAGTAATTAGCCCTGGACATTCCTTTAAAAAATCTATTCCAGAATTAAGATCCCACACAAATTGAACATGCTTTAAATCCTCACGTTCTTTTGCAGTAACCTCAACTCCATCTACATAAACTTTAAAATCGTTGCTACCAATAATTGAGAATCGTCTGGCCAATTTTTTACGCAGCGCTGATGCAGTTGCAGGAATTCGGGAACGATTTAAATCTCGTAAAGTCACAAGAGTACCCTGGCTAACAGTAACCTGAGATTCATCAAGCGGCTCTGGGTAATATCTACCTGCGCCACTCTTAATAGCATGTTCAATTGCGGGCACTTCCATAATTAAGCCGTGTTGCTCGCCATCTTTAATAGATTCAACGATTACTGTCTTTGCAATCGAAAATAATGATAATTTACCTATACCTTTCCTTCCCATGGGCAAACGCCCCTTAGGAGTTAAAAGTTGGTCTTTATTATTTCTTTTTTGGTAACCAACAGTTAGATATTTTGAATTCATATCGTTAATGGTCATTCCAAAACCATTATCTGATATAGTGATCTCGTCAGGTGTAAGTTTTATATGAACCTCGGAAGCATCAGCATCCCAAGCATTAGCAACAGTTTCAGTAATCACTGCAGCCACATTACTATAGAGGTTGATACCCAGATGCCCTAAGACGCTCAAACTTACCTGCATCTCATAGGTATGCGTAGATAATTCACCCTGCGGTAAAACTTCACTGTGCTCCGCCATCAGCCCTGCTTCCCCTCATAGACTATTAATAAGTGACTTCCCAACTACTTCCCCTAGTTTTACCGGAACTGCATTTCCGATCAAGCGGCCCACAGTAGCAAATGTGATCTTTTCGCCAGGTTCAGAAAAAACATAGTTGCCCGGAAAACTTTGAAGGATGGCAGCCTCACGTAAAGAGATAGCCCTATCCTGCTGCGGGTGACCAAATCTACCATTACCAAATCCGAAACAGAGTGTGGTCATTGTAGGAGCTGGCTCGTCCCATTTCATACGTCCGTAAACACTAGTATAGGTTTTACCGCTACTTTTTTTATGGCACGCTGCCACCAACTCTGGATCCCAATCCTTCCAAGTTCCACCAGGTTTTGATTGGCGTATCCTTTCTAAGTTCAATGGACTCATACCTTGAGCCACATGCAGGGGGTCTTTATCATCAGACTGACCTGGTTTTATCTCTGGCAAATGCGAAATGACATCTTTAACTGTCACGTAATTGTCTTCTGAATGAGTTGGAGGGATTAACGCAACGTCGTTAATCTTTGAAGCCAGTAAAACTAATCGCTGTCTTTTCTGAGGAACACCGTATTGTTGGCAATCTACAATACCATGCCAAACTTTATACCCACTGGTCTTAAGGTCTTTTACAAACTCAGTGAAAATCTTATGCTTTTGTAACCTTGGAACATTTTCCATAGTTATCAGATCAGGATCGCACTCTTTAACCAAACGACCAAACTCACCTAAAAGCTTCCACTTACCATCCTCAGACTCAATTTTACCCTTGCGATAGCTCGAGAATGGTTGGCAAGGAGCACAACCAGCAAGCAACCTTAGACCATCTGAGGGCCACAAACGCATCAGATCCTGTCCGGTCACATCGCTAATGTCCGAATTTATGTATTTAGTCTTATTGTTATGCTCATAGGCCCACTGGCAATCAGGATCTAAATCAATACCAGCAATTACATTTATCCCAGCTTGTATTAGTCCATGGGTCAAACCACCTGCACCGCAAAAAAGGTCAATTGCATAAATTTTAGACTTAGACATAACTTCCTCTCCGTTAACGCCTCCTATTTTAGCTAAGAATTGCTAAGACATCGAGCGACTTCAATACCATAAAGCAATCATTCATAAGCTATTGAAATAGTTGATTTATAGATATCAAACGACTACTGAAGCCAGAAATGTATCATCAAAAGCATGTTAATCATAACCTTTCGGCTCCAACTTCAATGAAGACCATGATGTCTGAACTACATAATGTTGCTGTATAGGCACCTTATTGATGAAAGAGGATTCTATCCTAACGCCTCGCTATGCTCGTTGTTCAACCTTGCCAGTGCAAGAATTTAACTTCTTACACTGGCAACGTTCCTTAGTGCATCCAGCTGTCGTCCTCCCAGACCTGCTGCATTATTTCCATCACTCGCTTTTTGTCTTCATCCAGTCTTAAGCCGCTCAGTTCGAGGCCGTTTGCGCTGCCCTTGCGAATACGAATAGCTGTTTTGGGATACAGAGGGCGCAAATTTCGGTAAAGCTCGGTTTCAAGGGCGTCCAGCGTGGACTGGCTAATCTTCTGCTCTTTATCGATCATTATTTCAATGCGCATACAGATTCCCCTTAACTGGTTACGTCCATTGACCGGCTGTATTCATGGCTGCGAATTTTCGCCATCAGCTCATCGGTCAGTTCAGACACCCACTGGATAGCCAGCCTCTTTTCTTCGTCGCTGCACTCACTGGCAGCTACAAGCTTGATAAAAAAATCAATGCGCTGGAGTTTCAAAGACTCCAAAAGATAGTCCTGCATCTTCCCTCCTCTCACTGCTACGGATACATGATACTGTATATATATCCACTGTTTATAATTACAGTATAGTAGGAAAAGGAAAATGTAAAACTGTTTTTGGTCAGTCAATTAGATGGATCTGATGCTGATCAATAAAGCACAAATTGTTAACCCCGCCTCAGCCGTACCATTGCCGCCATTTATCATCTTCCTGCAGGCGGTGGTTGCGGTAAAAAATACGCAGCCCGGCACCTGACGGGATACTGCCGCCGCGCAGAAGCAGGTCAATCTCTGACTCGCTACCATCGAACCCTCTGGAACTCAGTTCTGCCTCAAGCTGCAGGCGCTGCTGATCCGAAATAGTCTGTTTATAGGCTTTTTTCCGCTTCGGTTTTACCAGCCTTAACCTGGCTGTCAGCTCCCGCCGTTCCTTCTGGCCCATGTTGTGGAGATATTCCTGCAGCTCCTTCTCATCCATGGTTTTAATATCGGGTAAATCACCCCCTGATTTGTTCAGATTTTCAACAGGGGGACAGTTATTGCCACGAGTCCAAGGGGCGCAAGCGCCCTGGTCGGCTGCCGCCTCCTGAACGTCAACGGCCTTACGAACCTTTTTCCACTTCATCGCGTGCGTGCAAATCTTGCCCTCTGCAATCGGGGACCAGATGCCATAGATACGGATACCGTGATCGCCGTAGGCGCTCGGTTCGTCGTTAAGCTCATAAGCAGTGCGGACAAGGTGATGTTTGCGGGGAACCAGTACACCGCCCTGCTTCATGATGTAGGTGGCAAAGCAACCCGCATCTGCAGCCGCCAGTACCGCATCCAGACGTGGATTATCCAGTACAGGCGCACCCGCTTTGCGTTCGCCCTGTACTCTCGCCGCCTGACCAGCCAGCAAGCGCAGCTCGCGGTATGCCTGGCGCCCCGGAATACCAAAGAAACGAAATTGCTGGACACGGTGCAGTGACGCCCAGGCGCTGACATGCTCGGCGCTGTCACGCAGTGATCTGCCGGTTTCTTTGCTGATTTCTTTAGCCAGCCCGCGCCCGTCGATGTTCTTACTGATGTATTTGGCGATGTAGCTTGTCGGTGTGCCCTTGCGCGGGTTGATTAGCTCGGACTTGAAGCGCGGTCCGGTATTGGTGCCCAGCTCCTCGCGGTCTTCACGGATGGCAAACTTACGCAGCAGCGCGGTGATGGAACGACGGTCTTTTTTGCGCATAAAGCACAGAAGATGCCAGTGCACAGTGCCGTCATGGTGCGGCTCTGCAACGCGGACGCCGTACCAGCGCAGCCCGGCTTTGTGCATGGCCTTGCGGAAAGCGGCGAATGTATCAACCAAATAGTCACTGCTCTGCCGGACCGTGGCGCTGGTCCATTTCGGATTAGGTCTGCCGTTGTTGAGGGTTGCGTGGAAGCGTGACGGGCAGGTGATGGTATAGAACACGGCGCAGTCTCCGCGCATTTCCGCGATCAGCTCCAACCCTTTAACACAGGCCATCATTTCATTACGGCGGTGCGCCGGGTTGCTGTTGCTGGCGTTCACCACATCTTCCATATCCAGCGTGTCACCGTCTTCGTTGACCAGTTCATGCGAGCGGAAGAACTCCAGCGATTTGCGGCGCTGCTCGCGTTTGTGGATCACTGCTTCATAGCTGACATACGGGGATGCTTTCTTGTTGACCAGGCAGACGGCGCGCAGCTGCTCCTCCCGCCACTCGCAGCGCATCTGCCACAATTTGCGATACCACCAGTCCGCGCACAGCATGCGCGCCAGCGACGGTGGGATCAGTTCATAAGGCACCGGCTTGCGGCGGCGCTTTTTGCGGCGCAACTGCTCAAAGGCAGGCGGGATGACCTCAAGGCGCATGGCTTCTGCAGCAACCCTTTCCCATGCCTGGCGGATTTCTTCTGGTTTAACATCGTCACTGACAAACAGATCACCGCAGGCCGCATCAAGACACATGCTCATATGTGCCGCAACCAGCGTGGAAAGGCGCTTGACCTGCTCCTGATTCATTTCAGGCAGTACCAGCAGCCCCTCCATCCCGTCCTGGCTCGCCATGAACCGAAAAGACGCAGACACCTGGCTGTCACGCACGTGCTCCAGCCGCTCCAGACAAGGCCTGATTGTTTCGCGCAGATAGCGGGAATAAGCTTTAGCCCTGCCCAGGCTATGGAAGTATTTAATCCGCTCCAGCAAAGGCTTGCTGATATGGGCAGGCATGGCGCTAACATCGGCAATAATCACCAAATCGGGATTAACGCGCTGCTGTTCGCGTGCCATTTTGGCGTGGCTGATCAGCCGATCCTGCTCCATTTCACGCTGGACAGGATCACGGGATTCATTGAAGAAATAGCGTTCCCAGACCTCATCGCTCAGCGCCTCACGGCGCAGCTGCTCCTGCTCGTTATCCGCAGCGTAAAGAGCGATCAGGTTTGAAAGCGCAGACTCCGGCGCAACTTCCGCCGGGTGCAGATATGGGTTAACCGCTTTTTTAGGGTTACTCCATGAAAAGGCCACGGCGGCCTCATTCGAGCCGCCGGTGGTTGGTGCATTATGTAATGTGAATTTACTCACTGCCACGCCCGCACCTCAGTTTCCACCGAGATATCTGGACCGGACGCCAAATCGACACCAAACCAGCCTGCTGATTTTGTGGCGATGATTTCGGCTGCAGATTTACTCTCACCGGCAGCCACACCCATGCTGCGCTTTGCAGTGATGCGATGGCGGGTAAAATTACGATAAAGCGAACGTGTCAGGGACGTGTCGCTGTTGGACACGATAACCGGATGACCTTCTGATGACCGGCGCTCAAGAATAGACGCCAGATGATACTGATCGTCTTCTGTAAAACCGGCAGTGTGATAACCGCTAAATGTGCCATCGTATGGCGGATCACAATAAACAACATCACCAGCCTGCAGCAGCGCCAGTGTTTCGTCATAGCTGGCACAGATAAACGTTGCGCGTTGAGCTTTTTCTGCAAAAGCGCGTATTTCACTTTCAGGAAAATACGGATTTTTATAATTACCGTAAGGGACATTAAAATGACCGCTCAAATTATAGCGGCACAATCCACGATAACCATGGCGATTAAGATAAAGGAAAAATACAGCTTTCCAAAAATCGGTGGTTTCAGCCGAATGATTAAAATCCTGACGGATGTTGTAATAAGACTCAGAGCTATTTGTGCCTGAAAAGAATCCTTTAGCATTTGAAATAAATTTCTCGCAGTCAAATGCAATATGCTTAAAAAGATTTATCAGGTCTGGGTTAATATCCGCGACAAGATAATGAGGATAGTCTGTCGCCATCATTACAGCGCATGAACCCGCGAAAGGTTCAACCAGTCGCTGACCAGCAGGAAGGTGCTTAATCAGTTCCGGCATGATGGCGGTTTTATTTCCCGCCCATTTCAGGATAGTGCTCATACCGCACCTCCGTTGTAGTGTTTGCCTTTCAGCTCTGCGATTTCCTGACAGGTGACGCAGCATTGCACGCCCGGAATGGCGCGGCGGCGAGCTGGCGGGATTGGTGCATCACAATCAATGCAGAGAACACGGGAAACACCAGGCACGCGGTTGCGGGCAGTGTGGATGTGGCGCTGCAGTTCTTCTTCAACGTGTTTCTGAACACGATCCATTGAGTCACCCATCAGTGGATCTCCTGCGCTTCGTTCTGGATATTTTCAGCCGCGACACGTAACAGTTCAGCGGCTTCAACGTGGTTAAGCTGGCGGGAAGTAATACGGCTAGCCAGATTATCGAGGTGTGTAGCCATAACTACTGCACGCGCACGGCGTTCTTCCATACGCGCTTCGGTCAGCAACTGATTAATGCCAGCATCATCTGGTCCGGTTTTGGTGGTACGTGTTTGAATATTTCGCATAGTTGACTCTCCTGAATTTAGACAAAGGGATGCCCGGCGGGTTTACGCCTTAATTTCTGTTGTTGGTTAATTCGGCATTGCTAGCCGATTAGGAAATAAACTCACCACTGTACGGAAATGGTTCATTGCTTTAATCAGCTCCCGCTTTTCGTCAGTCGTCAGTTCACTAACATTGACGCTATGACGCTCCGCCGGAATCTTTGCCATAAAGAATATTGCGGCTAGTGCGCGTTTATTCTGTTCATAGTTAATATCCCGTTGGTCTCGCATATCGCTAATAAAGCGCCCTAGTTCTGAATCTATATTTAAGCCAAACACTTTCGCCCTTAATTCCGCGATGTGGTTTAACCCATTAAGGCGGAGGCCAGCGCTTAGCGGAACAGTCGCAGCATCACCTTCGATAGCCATGATTTCCCCTGTTTGGTTGTGGACAGGTCAGCCAGCAGAGCATCCTGACAGCGGCACGGATGCCAGCGCTTGCCATCCTTCCCCATGATCCAGCCGTGACCGTAATGCATTGCCGGACTTTGCTTAACGAGAAGTGACGCGAAAGATGGTTCATTAGTCAGCATAACCACCTCAGATCAGACCAAACGAAGCGCCGAGTCCCGTCACGGTATCCACCGCGCTTGCCATCGCAGGGTTAGCCTGCAAACGCGCCTGCATCGAAACGGCAGCCAGTGCCATCAGACGAGTAACAGAGTTAATGCTGCTGATAACATCGCGGCGGCCTGCGGTGGTTTTCACATCACCCGATACGGCTCCAGCGGCAACACGTCCGATTTCAGCAGTAGCGCTCATGACGTAATGCGGTAGCTTCTCTTTTGCCACTTCGTTCATCGGTACGCATGGCAGGCAGTGAATCTGAGCCAGAAAACCGTCAACCAGCGTGGAGTCCTCAGTAAGATCGGTAAGCAGCCAGATTTCCGACGGAGTGAGCTGATGCGGTTGCTCCGGGTTCAGTTTGTTACGCAGCGTCTGGACGTTCATTCCCGCACGTTCCGCCAGCTTCGCCATGTTGTGACGCAGTGCGAAAGCCCGGCAGGCTTCATCAAAATGCGGATGTTTGGAAACACGATAATCAAACATGATGTAAATCCTTTTCTATCCCAAAATGGAACTATCAGGCTTGCATTGCGACTTCGCAGCCTTGGGCCGCTTCCATCGTCAACGCGAACATGTTGATTTCGATAAGGCTGTTAACTCCGGCTTTTTTCCTGATGGGCAGGCGGTTTTCCCGGATCATTTGACGGGCATAACTAGGCTTGTAACCAGTACGGCGACAGAACTCATCCAGTGTGATGAATGGCTCAGATACCACAAGGTTGATGCTGGGGCGCATTGAAAAATTACGATTCATGATGCACTATTCCTCAGTTTGTGTTTAAAACTTCACTATTCGGATGTATTCGCACTTATTCCGAACACCACAAAACCGATAATAGGATCGCATTTTAAATATGTCAAACACAAAAGAAACCCCAATGGCGATCTCACCATTCAATTTCTCATCTCAAAGTGGCGGGAAAGAAGCCATAACCCGCGTGCTGCAGGCATACGGTTTTTCCACACGACAAGCTCTTTGTGAGCATCTCGGAGTGTCTCAAAGTACGATGGCAAACCGCTGGATGCGTGACACGTTCCCCCATGACTGGCTGATTGCCTGCCATCTTGATACTGGTGCATCGCTATTGTGGTTAGCAACTGGTCAGGGCAGCCCTGGCGTGGAGAACGCCCCTGAGAATGGATTACGTTTGCAATACAAAGAAATCACAAATGGGATTATCTCAAACCCTACAGTGGTTCATTACGACTCGCTGCTAATCCCGAAGAACACAGCAAACCTCTCTTTAGTGAAGTTTGAAGGGAATGTGTATCTGGTAGAAGAATACAAAGGGGAAGTAAACGACGGGGTATGGTTTATAGAAATTGATGGTTTTTCCAGTATTAGACGTATCTACAGACTGCCTGGCTCGCGGCTGCGCGTTGAGAATGGGCCAGCCTCTTTCGAATGCGAGGCGTCTGGGATTTTGGTTTTGGGGAAGATTGTAGGCAAAACAACTTTCACGGAGTGATTATGTTGACGTTCATTGAATTAGCGCTAGTTCTTATTTCTGGCCTCACACTGGCTTACCTCACTTCCAAAGCGAAGCAGAAAGGGCCTTTTGCCAGCTTCATCTCTCTGTGCGTTGGTCCCGCACTCCTGCTGACTCTGATGCTATTTGCAATATATCTCTCACCAACCGTTCAGCACATCTTTACCGTATTGGTTTGCTTACTTGCTGTCGGGAAAATTAAAGAATATCGAGATAACGCGAGCAAGCAATAATGACTGTAAGCAAACTCCCCTCAGGAAAATGGCAAGCTCAGGTGTTCCCCAATGGTCGGGACGGGCGGCGAGTGCGCCGCCAGTTTGCCACCAAAGGAGAGGCCCTGGCCTTTGAGCGTCACTTGAAAGAACAGACGCAAGATAAGCCCTGGCTGGGTGAGAAGGTAGACAGACGTCGAGTCACTGATCTCGTTGAAACCTGGTTCAACGCACATGGCGTCACTCTATCTGATGGAGTGAAACGCAAGGGGGCGATGGAGTTTGCCTGCCTGGCTATGGGCAACCCTTTGGCGACTGAGTTTAACGCAAAGCTTTTTGCAACCTACCGCGAACAACGGTTAAGTGGAAAAATCACCCGTTCAGATCGTGTTAAGTCCGTTACCCCGCGCACAGTTAATCTTGAGCTTGCCTATTTTCGGGCCATGTTTAACGAACTGAAAAGGCTTGATGATTGGATAGCACCGAACCCTCTGGAGAATGTCCGGGAGTTTAAAATTGACGAGGCGGAGCTGGCCTGGTTAACAGTTGATGAAGTTAAACTCTTACTTGCGGAATGCGAGAACAGCAGAGCGCAGGACCTAGTGACCATAGTCAAAATTTGTCTCGCTACTGGCGCAAGATGGGGCGAAGCTGAATCAATCACCGGCAAGCAGATTAGCCCAGGCAAGATCACGTACATCAAAACGAAAGGCAAAAAAAACCGAGCCGTCCCAATCAGTGAAGAACTGTACGAGATTCTCCCCAAATTGAGAACATCAAAACCAGTGTTTACTGGATGCTATTCTGCGTTCCGGGGTGCCATTAAACGCGCGGGCATCGAGCTACCAGATGGGCAACTATCACATGTTTTAAGGCATACATTTGCCAGCCATTTCATGATGAGAGGCGGAAACATTTTAGTGCTCCAGCGCATCCTTGGTCACACCGATATTAAGGTTACGATGCGCTATGCTCACTTTGCCCCTGACCATCTAACCGAAGCAGTGACTTTAAACCCCCTAAACCTGATTTAATGGCAGCAAAATGGCAGCAAACCTATTCGCTATGCTGGCATATTCTCCATTATTCGACTTCGCAAGCGGTTGAAATACAAGTAACTTATTGTTTTATATGGCTTTAGTTTCGGACTCATAATCGCTTGGTCGTTGGTTCAAACCCAACAGGGGCCACCAAATTTTTGCTTTAAAATCATATAAAAAAGCCACTTTTCTCGAAGTGGCTTTTTTATTTCTTGCTCACAGTGGCGGTAAAATGGCGGCAGTATGCCAACACTCTCAGCTATCTTTACCCTCTTAACCAGCCTATAGCCAGACTTACCAGGAAGCCGGCAAAGAAGATCGCGACAGCCGCAGCGATAGATTTCCACCACTCATCAAACCAGAACAAGGCAACAAATGCCGCTATAGAGAACAGGCCAATGACTATGGACTCAGCCAAGTCAGCAGTTTGTCGGCCAACAAATTTAACGAACTTCACAAGAAAGGATTTTAGCCAGTTCATTGATTTTATTACTTAACGATAGGAAGTCATCATCACTTAACCATTAGTTAAAATCCAACCGCTGGCTTTTGATTGATCCATCCGCTATCGGTCACCTCTTACAAGGCTACACAAAGCAATAGTGACAAACACCAGTAACAGGAATATTGCCGCGCTCAGAATTCGTTGCCACCATTCGTCGAACCAGAACAGTGAGCCAAACGCAGCGACAGAAAATATCCCGCCCAAAATCGCTTCCACAAGGTGCGACAATCCTTTACCGAGCTTACTTCCCCAAGACTTTAGATAGCTCATGATTCACACCTTCACAGAACATTTTCGATTTGCTGGTATAGGCAACAAAGGGTTCAAGATACTCCTCCGCCAGAAAGTAGATCATGTCCAAATTTCGTGGCGTGAGCTTATGGTACGTTGAGGGATATTGTTCCCGCAAACGACGCGAAGAAACGGCGGCCTGTTCAATAATTCCTTGTAAAAGAATGATGTTTAGCCCAGCAATGGTGACACCTTTGAATACCCATTTGAAAAGTGTGCTGCCGATAACCTTTTTCAAAATATGGTGTGTGATTTGCTGAACCAGAATGAACTGCGTCCCCATACGTCCTGTAAGATAACCCTCTACATGGTTTAATTTTTGGCTTAGCACGGTTTGTGTTTGCAGATCCATCCGCTGATAGCAGTCACGGATAATCACCGCTATCAGCTCACGTAGCGGGGCTTCGATACCATAGCCGGCACGAACGACCTTGATGAACCGTTCCGTTTCGATTTCATTGCGGCGCTTAAGCTCTCGACCGCCGAGCCCTGCTCCCTGCCATGTCCTACGAGCACTATAGGCAATGCCCCTTGGTAAAGACTCTATTCCCTCAAGAATTCCTTGAGCTACGGCTTTCGCATCCAT